GGTAGAGTTTTCCGTTTGGCTATCCGAAGTTCCTGCAGAATTATTGAAGGTATTTCCGTCCCGGACATACTCTACCCAAATTAAATAACGGAGGGCTTTTTTTAAGCCGTCGAAAGTAACGGTATCGCCCTCCGAATTTACGTATGTTGCTCCATTGGCGATAGCTGCATATTTGGCCTTTGAGATAGCGAAATCAGCCGCGAGATAACTCCCGAGGATCTTACGCATATAAAGAGTCTCAAACTCGTCGATATACTCTTGGATTTTGTCCGAGGTATATTTGTCTTGGCCGAGCCTTAATTGCCCGGTTTCAAAATCCGATATTACAACTATCGCCATTTAGATTACTTTTTTTCTTTGGTAAGGATTTCGACCTTTCCTTGTGCTTCGAGCGCCTTAGCTACCTCTTTACGGCACAAAACAACATCTCCGGGATTTGGTGCCGTTTTGTTTTTACGCAGCGAAGAGTGGTTAAGATACTGAACCACCACAAATTTACCGACCTTCTCTTTGGGAATGCCGATTTCTGAGGCTTTACGCTTCTCGATGCAAATAGCCTTAAACTCTTCGTCGGAAAGTTCATACGCTTCCGCTTTAGCGGCCTCTGAGGCTTTCTTTTGCTCGTTGCGCTTTACCGCTTCGTCGGCGTAGATTTTTAGGTTTTTGTTAGCCTCTTCGAGTTTTTCCTCGAGGGCTTTCTTTTCCTCGGTCAAAATATCAACCTCGGCTTGCAAGTCGGAAATGATTTGCTCAGGAGTCTTTTCCTGTTCGGTTTTTTTAGCGTCCTGGGACGGCTTGTTAGTACTCATGATCGGTCTTTTAAATGAAATTTTTTTCACCCAAAAACCCCGCTTAGCGAACCAAGCGGGGCATAAAATCAATGGGTAAATTTAAGGCTTTCTGTACATGATCTTCGCCGAGATAATCGCGGCCATTGTACCGGTTCCTGTAGCCAAAACCCTGTAATAAAGGTAAGGAGAATTGGAGTAATACCATAAATAACCTTGGCTTGTTACGTTGGTAGCCGTCAAAGAGCCTGAACTTGGGATAGTAACGTAGTTAGTCCCGTCGTTTGAGCCTTGCAAAACAACCGATCCGCCAACTGTTCCGGAAATCTTAGTCATGGTAAGCTGAATGCTTACACCGTAATAACCGGTAACTTTCAAAGAAAGGTAAGCGGTTCCGGTATTTGTAACCGTATCGGTTGTGAAATTGTCCGAGGAGGTCATATCCCACACCTGAGCATTAACCACGGGAGCGGAACAAATCAACGCAACCGAAGCAATAAGGGAGAAAATTAAATTTTTCACGTTTTGAGTTTTTGAGTTTTACAATTGGAAAATCCCTCCCGTTACCGAGAGGGATTGACCTTTAAAATTATGGAGTTTCGAGGGCTGCCTTATCCGTAGCAAAGTCTCCGGTAACAAACGCTCCGGTGTTGTTTTCAGAGATATACAGGTTTCCACGCATCTCTCCGAGGATCGTAACGAGGTTCTTACGGAAGTCGTCATTTTCCCAACCAACCGAAATACTGATTCCTTCGCGAAGGTAGAAAGACCCTTTAGAAAAGTCTCCGATCAAATAATCTCCCGCAGTCATTCCAGGGTTTTCGATTACACGAACACCCGCGATAACCTGACCGTTTACGGTAGAGAAAGGAGGCATAATGTAATGACCGTCGGTTCCTTTGGTAAGATCCATCGCAGCCGCATCGTAAGGGTTTAAGCAAACAAAATTCGGGATGAAATTAGCGTTAACGATCTGAGCAACCGCAGCGCGAATAACGTCGAAATTGTTTGCGTTATCTACCGTGGAAGCAAGCGAACCGGCAGAGAAAGCCGTGGCCTTGTCGAGAACACCTTGCAGATTAGCGCCTGAGTCGTCTCCGCTCAAAAGCTGTTCGTCCAAAGTAAGATTAAGCTCGGTAATAAGCTCCTCGTTGATAGCAGAACGCATAAACGCGATATCGTCGAGCATCTCGGTTGAAACCTTAATAGCCGCAGGGATTTTTTTCATGTCGACTTTTACCTCGACAAAATCGAAATCGATAAGCGGTTTAGTTCCTCCCTCAGCGGTAGGTGCTGCGGAACCATCGCGGTTGCGCTTGTCTACCAAGTGAACGGTTTTTGAGGTTGTACCGCGACGATTAAACAACTGCAAAAGATAAGGACGACGAGTCGCAATGTCTGTGTAACCCGGCTCAAGTTGAGCGGCTAACATTTCGCGACCTGTTACATTCGAAAACGTAATGGTTCCTGCAGCCTTAACATCGAAAGAAACAAACCCGGATTTTTTAGAGGTAAACATCTCTTTAATTTCCTCGTGTTTCTCTTGCAACGCATTGTAAATAGCTGTTTTGAAGTCGATAATCCTTTGTTCAGCGCCTTTCTTTTTCATTAATTCAAGCTCTTCGCCTTGTTTCTTTAGAACATCCTCGAGACCTTGCAGACGCTTAATCTCATTGGTAAGTTCGTCGTACTTTTTCAAGTCGTTCGCTTTTTCAGCCTCGATAGCTGCTTTTGTTTTTTCCTCGATGGTTTGTTTCAACTCAGAAAGCTGTTTTTCATCGAGAGTAACAACCGCGACATTAGCGATTAAAAACGCCGTCGCAATGCTATTTTCACCGGAGGCAAAGCCATAAGCTGCCCCGATGGTGAACATTACCGCAAGCAAAAAGCGCAGCACGTTCAGGGATTTGTGATTCCTTTTCATAGGAGTTTTTTGATTTGGTTAAACATTTGATTTTTTGCCTCTTCCATGTCGATTTCACTTTTCGGCTCCTCAGCTCTTGGAGTGTTTGCAGGCGACGGCTCCTGCTTTTGGAGTGTTTCGATCATTGACCGGTATAAGGACTTTAGTTTAGCATGACGTACCTCGAGCGAGCTGTAAGTTTCATCGCTCAAGCTCTTAATACGTAACGCTGAAAAGATTTTATCCGCTTCCTCGTCGATTTCTTTAAGTTGGTCGATTACCGACTCGCTTTTAAAACCACGGAAAGGCGTGTTATCATTCATCCCCCAAAGCACGGTAGAACCTTCCCAAAGTTTAAGCTCGTTAAGCTCCCAATGGAAATCGTTTTCGTCGTTTGGATTTTGAACGAATGTATATTTAATAGTTTTGTAACCGATAGAATGCTCCTTGTAAACACCGGCCTCATAAAGCCTCAAAACGTCCTCAACGTATTGAATGCCCAATGTTGCTTTTGTTTCGAAGTAAAGCCCAAAAACATCCTCTTTCAATGTCTGAATTTGACCGAGCGGGAAATCCTGATTGTGCTGTTTTATGTGCTTAATTTGGTTTGATCCTGCGGGACCTCTTTCGGCGATTGTTTTGGTAAATGCACCTGGTATAATCATATCCCGTCCGGCATCCACATTTCCGAAAGCGGCAAAATAACCGGTAATAACTCCGGTTTTAACGTCCACATCCTTAACGAGCGCGGAAATACCCTCTTTCTTTTCCCACTCAAGGGCCGGGCGGTTTTTATTTAGTGTTGCCATCCTGTTTAGGTTTTAATTTGTTTGGTGTCCAATGTACGTTCAAATCCGGATCATTTATCTCGCTCATGTCGTGTCCGGCCAAAATACGGTATTGCGCTCCTGTCAATAGTCCGAGTTCAAACTCCTTACGATAACGCTCGGATTGTTTTGTTAACGACTCCTGCAGCGAAGGGATGGCCCTTAAATCGTAATCGATATAAAGCTCTCTACCATTCTTTTTCGATGCGGGAACAGAAATAGACTCGTTTAACATTCTGCGTAAACTATCGAGCTGCGGGATAATCGTATCGGAGTATAAAGTCGCTTTAGCCTCTTGCATATTGTTATACGTGGTCGATTCTGTTGAGTTCATCAACTGAACAGGCACGCCGTAAACATTGCAAAGCCCTGTTAGGTCCCATTTTTCGCTCTCGATAATGTTCAAATCGACCGCAGAAAGTCCAATGTCCTGCCAATTTATTGCGGCAGAGGTAGCGAAAATCTTTCCAAATTTTCCCTTACCCATTGTTTTCTCGTCGAATTTCGCTTGAAGTCTTTTCGACTCCTCCGGAGTTAAAAATCCTCCATCCTCGTCCTTGGTGGTTCCTTGAGATACGATACCACGGATCCCGCGGTTTTGCATTAATTCCGTCGAGGCATCTATCCCATCGTTTGAACGCTGCACGAGGCGTTTCGCGGCTCTTAAAGGGGAAAGTCCGTAAATAAAATCCTGTTCTCTGATTGCCGGGTTCCAATATTTTCGATGATAAACCTCGTTCCCGAGAAACTCAACCGACTGATTAAAATTTAATACGTACTTGCGATCCGCAGTATTGAAATAATCCGTGCCCTGCTCGAGTTTAATCGTGACAAAATGAGCCGGCAAATTGAATAGTTGGGATGGGATAGTAAACCCCGTCGGTATAAGTTTGTAAGCGTAAGCGTTCCCGGTAATAAGCTGATAACCGATATTCTCCTCGATAAACTCGGAAAGCGATTGCA